TGTTACCTGTAACGCCAGTAGCTATATCAGTATTAATTGAGTTGGCTAACTTGGCTGCTGTTACATTGTCATCTAAAATCTTTGCTGTTGTAACATTGTTATCTAAAATTTTTGCTGTTGTTACTGCGTTGTTTGATAACTCTGCTACTGTAATAGAGTTGTTAGCTAAATCTGCTGCAACAATAACATCAACTCCAATCTTAGCTGAAGTAATTGCGTTGTCTGCAATTTCTGTAGTGCCTACAACTCCTGCTGCTATATGTTTGTTTAATACTGAATCGTCTGGCAAGACATTAGTAATGGTTACTTTCTTAGAAGAACCACCATCGTTAATTAGTAGTTCCTCACTACCTGCTGTATTGGTTTTTGCTGTTAGTGCTGATACTTTAATTTGTGCCATTAGTCTTGCTCCGCTATTATGTAATGTAAATTGTTATCGTCATTTGCATCTCTTAGTGTTTCGTGTACTATGTAATCGTAATCTTCTCTTGGTAATCCTTCTGTAGCAGGACTTCCTTCTGTTAAAAATTCTATTGCATTTGTTACTGAAGGAGTGAATTGTCCATCGTATATTCTTCTAAATCTTGCAGCATTTAGTAATTTTTGCTTTCTCCAATGCATCCTTTTTGGCATTATAGTTGTACTCCAAATTTTTTATTTCTCTGTGCTACATGTTTTAAAAGTCTTTGTCTTTCTAGTTCTAAGTAATCTTCAATTTCTTGAATAGAAGAAAAAGAACGCTCATGTGTTTTAGATGTTAAAGTTTTTCCATCTTTTGGTTTATCATAAGTTGATGAAGTTGCTTTTGTTTCAGAATCGCTTGGTGTTTTTGTTGATGCAAATTCTGGATTGTATTTATTTGCAGCTACTTTAGATGTGTCTTTGTTAGCTTGTAAACTTGTAGAACCATAAGTAGGTGCTTTAGAACCACTACCTACAGACTCAAGTTCTTCTTTAGGCATTATCATATCTTCAAACATTAATAATAAGTTATCAGCTTCATCTTCTGGCTGCTCTTCGTTATTAAATATAAGTGCATTATCATCCATGTAGTGTTCTAATGTCATAAACTTATCATCAGTTTCTACTTGATACTTATATTCTTTTTCATAAGTAGCACGAAGTAATGCCTCCCATAAAGAACGCACTTGATTTTTAATCTTTTGAACTTCTAATGAATCTGCTAAATGCTCTGGAGCACAAGTATCTTTAAATATGTCCACTAAATTTATCCTTATAATGTCCGTTTTTAGTTTCGTTTACTCGTTTCTTTTCTCTTTGCGTAAATAATGTTGAGTCATATCCAAAGGTAGGGCGTATATCACTATTAATAGTTAATATAACTTTACCTTTTTTACCACATTCTGGGCAATCTTTTTTAAATTCCCTTTCTTTGTATGAACATAGTTCTTCAAAAACATGTCCTTCTTTACATTCATAATCGTAATATGGCATACAACTTTTTATAATTAATTCAAAATAACCCCCTCGTAAGAAGGGGTTACAGTTTAACTAACTATCTTAGTTCGCTGCGTCTACAACAAAAGCAACACCAGAAGAAGCACGAAGAACGCCTACTCCATAGATAGTATCAGCAGTGAACAAATCACCTAAATACTCTTGCTTATATTGTGTCTGTGAACGAATACCAACTTGTTCTGCTAAGACTAGAGCGTCTTTATGCATCATTACACCAACTCTGCTTGTTCCTACAGTTGGGCAATTGTTAGATACCATAATATCCATACCATAAATCATACCAATTTGACCAGTCTTAATAGCATCACCGTTACCTATATGTGTTTGCTCAGTAAATCTTGGTAAAGAAAGTATTTCATTATATGCTACTGGTGGAATAACCATAACTCTGTTATCCATTGGAACATCAGCACTATCTAATGTCAGAATCATTTTACGGATTGCTGCATCAGTTAAATCGGCTGCGTTGTCTGAACCACCAGTATAAAGAGTAGCACCATCACTACCAATTACTGCCTTCTCGAACAATGCATTACCTGTACCACCTATAGTACCAGCTTGAAAAGCCTCTGCTTGTGCAAATAAGTCAGTATCAACACGAGTAGCAAGTGCATAACCTGCGTCATCTGTGTAGAACTTTCTCATTGATGCAAGCGATTGTACTTCAGCAATATCTTCAATCAACTTTGAATACTCATAATGAGTAGCAATGTCAATTCCAATTACTGTGTTAGTAGCTGCACTTAATGTTACTTGAGTGTCTGCTGCTTTAAGTGATGCTGCACCTCTTGCTGGAACAGGGATATAAACCTTGTCGCCTTTCTTACCTTTATGTGATAGTTTTGTTACTACATTAGCCATCACTAATTGTTTTTTATACGCACCTATTACTTCATCGCTCCACAACTCGGGGATGAAGTTATTAGCTATCGCTCTTGTTACTGCTGGACTGCCACCAAATGCCATTTTCTTCTCCTATTAAATGATTATTTTACCCTGCCTTCTGCATACGCTTCCTGTATTTCTTCAGAAAGTGAAGCATAACGGTTCGGGTCTGTTACCTGTAGATTGATTAAATCAGACCTACGGTACATTTTTTTGCCACCGACAGATTGTGTGGAACGAGTTTCAGATACAGTTTGTCGTAATGCTTTGTCAACTTTAGCCTTCTCACTTTTCTTAACCTCTTTAGTTTTTGTAACCATGTTGACTTTATCATACATGTCAAAGAGCTCAATAGCGTAATCTGGCCTATAATCTGCGTCTGCTTTACGGAAAATATCTTTTCTAATTTCACTAGCACCTACCCAATCTTGAAAAGCCTTGTCTGCGACACGAGTTTCCCAGTCTGGATATGCCTTTTCAAGTACATTCAACTGTTGTTGATTGGCTTGTTGGGCTTGTTGCTCTCTTGCTTTTAGTACATCTGGATGATTTTCTATAGCTGAGTTAACTGCTTTAGCAGGGTCAGTATAAAAAGCATCTTCAAAACTAACTGCTTCTTCTTGTGGCTCTTGTACTTGAGTAGTCGATTTATTTTGTGCTTCAAGCAAACTTTGGATTAATTTCCGTTGTTCTCCAACTTCTGACCCTTGTTTACCAAACGCTGATTCAGCGTTCTGATGCATTTCAATGACTTCTTGCATGGACTTACCCGCATATTTTGTAGGTACTTCGTATTCTGGTACTGCTTCAGCTACCGCTTCTACTTCTTGTGTTTCTTGTGTTTCTACCTGCGTTTCTGTTATGGGTTGTTCTTGCATTGGTGCTTCGTCTACTATAATACTCATTTGTTCTCCGCCCAAATAGGGTTGTGAAGTTTAATTATGTTGGATTTCCGTCTTGGAGTTCTTCCAACGCTAGGTTTGTTGCAGTATCTAAACTTAATAAAAAGTTTATAACACGCAACTGACCCTTGATTACCCAAAGGTCTTGCTCAGAGTTTATATTATCTAAATTAATAATACTTCTCTCTAAATTCTCTATCTCTTCTACTAAATCGTACCATCCTTCGCTTCTTGTCATGTTTATTCTATCAGATAAGAAGGCCTCGTCTGTCTTTGGCATAGTTACTGTACTCTAGTATTAATTGGTCTACTGTTCCCAGCTTCTCTTGCTTTAGCTAGGTTTAATAAAGTTTCAGATTTAAGATGTTCTACTTCTGGTACATTTCTAGCTGTTTCAGAGCGTTGTCTTTCTGTATCAGCAGCCATCTTGTCTAAACTAAGTGCAGTTTTCTGCATGTTTTGTTGTTGTTCTATTGCATCCATTTCATTTGGCTGTAATGAACCAGCTTGTGCCATATGTAATTGTGCTTTAGCTTGTTCTTCTTGTGCTTCAGCTTGTGTCTTAGCAATGTTTGCTTGTGCTTGTTGCATTGCTAACTGCATACCCATTTGCTGCATTTGGTCATCTTCTGGGTTAGTTTGTGCACCTTGTTGTAGTCCAAATACTATAGCATCTCTGTTATGTATACTAGAATTTTGCATCATAGCTAACAATATAACATTAAATGCAGGTGAATCTTTAGGTATAGCTTGTAACATCTGTACCATTTGCTGCATTTCTAACTCTTTCGCCATAATACCCATAGTAGAATAAGGTACAAATTTAAAATCACTAACAGGGTATCTATCAACATCAAACTGTATCTTCCTATACATAGCTTTATGAATCATTGGTATAAGAAATGTGTTTTGAAAATTCATTAAAGTACGCTTTTGTCTTTTAATAGAGGCTGATTGTGCCATACTCATACCACTAGCAGTATCTCCACCACCAGCAACATCTGAACTACCTGTACCCATTTGTATCATGTTTTGTAGACTAGCTACCTGTTGGAATGTACTAGGGTCAGTCTGCCCCATGTCTAATGGCATAATAGCTTCTCTAGGATTACCATTTGTAAGTACAGTTTTACCTGTTCTTATCTCAAATTTAGTTCCTCTTGGTAGTCTAGTAGCGTCAGCAGCCATCATAGGCGTAGTTGTCATAGCCAATGAGTCTATTCTTGCTCTCATTTCTGCGTCTAATGCTTTTTGTGGATTATATCCCTTCTCTGCAACCCCTCTACCCCAGAAATTATTTGGCACAATGTCGTGTTGGTAAGAAACAAAAGGTCTATCTACCATCATAAAAGCGTTTTCTTCTACACGCAATATGTATTCATCATTTACTATGGTAACTACAGCTTCTACTAGTTCGTCTTTAGAAGTATATTCAAAGTCATCTTTGTCAACATTCTTTTTCATAAAGCGTTTTGGTATTAAGCCCCAATACTCTGTAATTTTTACATTATCAGACTCGTCTGCTTGTCTACCATCTGGGTTATACCCCATATTAACTGTATCATAATCACCATCAAGTGGTACATCACGATAAATACCCGATTGCATGCCTTGCACTACATGGTATCTAGGTTTAATAACCTCATGTGCAACGCCTAATGCTTCATCAATGCTATTTGCAGCAGGGTCGATAAGAAATTCTAGTGGAGATATAGGTTCAACTTTAACATCTATTCCAGCAAACTCTGTTATCCCTCTCATTCCAGTCATTGAACCTTCTACTGGTTCTTCTGAAGGTGCTCTTTCAACAACTTGGTTAACAACTATCTTTGCAATACCTGTACCATAGATAGCACCATTAAGAAAAACCTCTGCTATTGCATCTTTGCAGCCAGTCTTTTCTAAATCTTCTTGGAGTAAATTGCGTATGTACTCAGCTTCACTATTATCTGCATCTAACATATCATCTTGTATGTCAAAAAACTTACCTCTACCAAATGTCGCCTCTTCCAATTCTGCAACCGAAGATTCAATTGCCTGCTGTAAGGCAGGTGCTATAATTCTTGAGCGTTCTGCTGTTCTTGTTCTATCTTGTTCGTTCCAAATGCCACGCCATAGACGATAGTATTCATCCCATTTAGAAGTATAATTTTGTTCTCTGTGCGTTCTCCAAGAGTCTAGTCTGTAGTTAAGCCAGCTAGCTAATGCTTGGTATTGTAATTCTTTCTTATCGTGCATAAAAAATTATTCTCCAGAAATTGTTGGCGATTATATCACAAACAGTAGTTCTAATGTATGCTATCACTCAAACTTTCTATTTCAATTGAGCCATCCATAATCATCTTACATATAGATAGGTCTACATTTTCATCATTAGGTAATAACTTAGGGTCTAAGTCATTTGCTAAATTAGCAATAATTGACAAAGCAGCTACATACCTTAATCTAATATTTGATGTATCTTGGGAAAACTCCCACACACTATCATATTCTTCTTGTTCTAAATCTTCAATATCCTGCCACATCATCTATTGGACTCCAATCATCTTCTAACTCTATAGTATGTGCAAAGTCGGCAACACTTACTTGGTCTATATACGCTAACGAGTCGAGCAAATCGTCATGTGCTAATCTGTTTGGAAAGTCTAACATCTGGTTTTTAAAATGCTTCCAGTCTTTATCTGGATTAAATGTTATCTGACCATGTTCCATTCTACCTTGTAGTGACCAAGTAATTCTATCTAATTTCTTTTTACCACCATGTCGGCACTCTATAATAGATATGAATTGATTTTCTGTCCTCATTTCATCTTCAAGGTAAGGTAATATAGCATTACGCAATGCCCCAGTTTCAATACCTACTGAAGTAGACTCTACCTTCATCGCAGATGAAAGAATTTTTTTGGCTGTTTCTTTAATATTCCAACGACCATGTAGTATGTCTTTAACCCACCACTTATCTCGGTCAATCTTAACAATAGCAATAGCAGTTTCATCTAGCCTAGAGCGTTTTAAGTTCCTTTCTTTCTCACTATCTTCGTACCCAGCAGGGTCTACAGCTATTACATAGCTTCCTTCTAGTGGTTCTTCATCTACTTTAAACCATTCTTCTTTAAATATACCACCACTAAATGTTTCAAACGATGCTTCAAACTCTTGTCTAAACGACATTGAGGACATTGACTTACTAGCAGCAGCAATTTCTTTTTCTGATAAAAAGGGATTATCAATAGAAGTAAACTGAAATGTATCCCAATCTTCATCTTCTTTTGCATCTTGGTACAAATCAAAGAAATGATTTTTCCCTGCGGGCGTACCTATAAATAATGCCCTACCCTCCACATCGGCAAGAGTTGGCCTTATTATCTGTTCCCATACCACAGGCTTCATTGAAGCGTATTCGTCCAAAACTACATATGCTAGTCCAACGCCACGCAATGTTTCTGGTCTATCAGAACCTTTTAAGTAAATCTTTCTACCATTAATAAGCGTAAGAACCGCAGTATTCTCGTAGGCTTGCAATATTAAATCTTTACCAAGTTCTTTTAACATCGCCCACATAATATCTTTGGCTTGCTGGAATGTTGGTGCTATATAGAATACATCTTTAGAATCAGACTGTATGGCGTTGATTAATAATAACCAAGCAGAAAGGTAGGACTTTCCAAAGCGTCTACCCGCAGCCACAATTTTAAATCGTTTATTAGACTTAAATATTTCTAATTGAGCAGGGTGTAAATTAATGTCTAGTTCAGCCATCAAACTTCTCACTCATCGAGGATGAATCTATATTAACAATAACCTCATCGTCAGACATCTCTTCTGGTTCTATAAGTTCCGCATCTGGAGTTGAACCAATCTGTTGTTTAATGCTTTCTATTGAAGCTACATTAATAATAACCTGTGCGTCTGCTTTAGTTCTTGAAGAGTCAACCGCTTTATGAACAGGCAATATTCTATCAAGGCACATTTTTAAACAGTTCACATCGCCCTCTAATGCCTTCTCTAATACTTTAGCCACAATTTCTGGCGACTTAGTAGACATCAATTCTCTTGAAAGAGCAGCATACTTATTGACAGAGCCCTTAGTTCTTCCTGCGGGGTTTAAAGGTTTCATGCCCTTGTGGAAGTTAGGGTTTCCTCGTTTCTTCTTTGGTTCTGCCATTAGGCTCGTTATAGAGTTATCTTGTGGGTATTATAACACAGCTAGGAGTTATGTTTCATATTTCGTTTTTTGTGCGTTGGAGGTAATATATATGTATGTACGGTAGCATGAGCCTCCCCCCACACTAGTCTTAGGCTGAGATATCTAAGGCAGTGCTCTTGACCTTTTCCTTTAACTAAGCCTGTTCTTTGGCTACAAAGCTCTTGCTCTGCTGTTGCGAGGACTGGCAATAAGGCTGGTAATAACTGGAGTCCAAGAGAAACTCATGTTATTCTAGGCTTATGCTAGGCCGAGTTGAGCCGACTCTTAGGCG